TCCCTTTTAAATACAAATCTACAATCTTTTGATCCTAGAGATTGCGTGCCCCAAACTTTAATTTTTTCATTTAAATAATCTTCTATGTCCTGTACCTGTTTGTAATACTCTTGAGATATTTTACCTCTATTATTAAATAATTTTAAATTTAATTTTTTAACAAGATGTTTAATTGAAATATATGAGCTGTCAGTGTCGTTGTAAATAATAGGGCTATCTTTAACTATATCTTCGTCTGTTAACCCTGCTTTCTCTTTAATATATTCTTCTAGTAGTCTATTTGATTCTTTAATAACAGCTTGGCCGGTAAGCGTAATTGACTCTGCTAACTCATCATCGCCTAGAGGGCTGTGTTTATTACCAAAATAACCGTAAATAGTATTAATTAAAATTTTAATTGTATGTTGCGTTATATTAAGGTTGTCTATTTCATGTTTGAGATTAACATCTTCTTTTTCGGAAAGCTCTGATTTTTTCTTTTTTAAAGCTGTTAACTTTTTCTTAATTTCAACACGCTTTTTATAAAAATGATCTACTATAGAAGGAATAATTCCTTTTTCTTTTTGTGTAAAGAGAACTTTAGCTTTAGATATAGCAATCTCTTCTTTCTTAATAAAATCAACAAAATGATCATGAGTTAGAGTAAAAGTCTGACCATTTACATGTTTAATAACAATTTCTTTATCGTTTTTATCTACTATACTTCCAACTTTGGTTTCGGGAGATAGGTTTAAAGTAATCATCACATTAGGATATAGACTATTAGCGTCAAAAGAAACAATATGCTCTTGAAACCCTTTTTGAGGGTCTGCTACATACGCGCCTGCGTTTTGTTCATCGCTAAAAGATGTTTTATTAAAAGTTGGTATACGCTGATTTTTGCTTCTTGCTTTAATGGCACAAAGCCCTGTAATGACAGATAGAGAGCCAAGAGCACCTTCAAAAGTAGTTAATCCCGCGTAAGCAATCATTCTAAGCAATTCGAGATATTGTAGTTTTTGTTCTAATCTAACAAGTAAATTAACGTCCTGTACATTATATTCAACAAATTTTTCCCAATTATCATCAGCCAAGCTTGTAAGATTAGTATCACCATAATCAATCTTATTTTCACCTAGTTCGGTTTCGCCAATAGAATCAAGCTTATAAGATTCACGAAGTACAGGGCAAAAGCGCTTGTATATATCAAGATAATCAACACAAGATACGCCTTCTATATGCCAATGCACTTGTTCACGACCAAATCTTCCAGTAAACTGAATAGGTCTAATATAACCGACAGGAGATAATTTTTTAGTTTCATCTTCCCCCAATATTTTGGTTATTCTATTAATAATATATGGTACATCGAAAAACTCACTGTTCCAACCGGATAAGATATCTGGGTAATCAGAGGTAAAATAACTTATAAATTTATTAAGTAAGTCTTTTTCTGTTTTACAGTAAATGTAAGTGTGATTTTCTTTTTTGTTGTGATATGGTTTGAGTCCCCATGTAATAAAATGTTTACGTAATGTATCATAAACAGTTATAATGTTAATAGTGTGTTGAGGGTCGTCAGGTTTAGGAAAATCGTCGGGGCTGTATGTCTCAATATCAATAAAAAGAACTCTTATAGAGTGTTTATTAAAATCAATATCCTCGTTTTTTTCCCAAAAAGCATCTATAAGATATTGCTGTTGAATATTAATGTTTTCGAAAACTCTAGTTATCTTATTATCTTTTAAGTATCTAGCCCTCTCTGCCTGGTTTTTAAATTTCTTTTTCTTTAGAGGAGTATTAAAAATACTTTTACAATCACTATGATTATTAGTTTCTAAAAATATATAAGGTTCAAAAGTAGTATCATAATATATGCGCTTTCCTGATTCATCCCAGGAAAAAAGGCGCATTAACTGATCTCTTGGCAAATATGCGACGTTCCTATACACAAAATTATTATAACTGTTTTATTTTGAAAAACAATTAAAAATGAAGAACAATTTTAAATAATACTATTGCCGAGCTTATAGCAGCTACTAGGCTAGTAAATGTTCTTAATAATTCTAATTTATGATTATGCTTATCTACCCATATCTCAACGTGATCTCTAAGTCTGCCTTCTTTTTCCAGCTTTCTAATTTCTTTTTTGGATAATTTTCTCATTTTTTGTAGATGAATAATAATTTATTATGACAACATAATTCTGTTTTTGCAACTCCAAAATTGCTTAACTTTTTAGTATTTTGCTCGTTATAAAAATATTCTATGGTTTTGTCGCCCCCATCCGCTTGAAGATCTTCTATGACATAAATGCCGTTTTTATTTAATTTTGGAAATAACTTATTAAAACATAAAATGTGATGTTCATGAACATGGCTCCCATCATCAATAACAATATCAAATAAATCTTCATTAAAATCTATTACTCTTTGAATGTCTTCTTCGTTAGACGCATCACCTTGAAATATTGCTGTACGCTCAATTTCAAATGCACAAAAATCTTTATCGAAACCGTAAACTACAGAATTGCTAAAATATTCAGTTAAAACTCTTAGAGATGCGCCAGGAAAATCCGGATCATTTATTCCTATTTCTAAAATTTTTAATTTTTTATCTCTTAAATCCTTAAAAGCATCTTCATAAAAAAAAGAATATCCGTGTCTTTCTCTTACTGTAGTGCCTTTATCAGTACCATGTTTAATGCAAAGATCGTTAAAAGTCATAATTAAAGCCCGTTAACAGCATTAATAAGCTTTCTATTTGAATCGCCGTAAGGGTACATATATAGCTCATAATACTTTTGTAAGTTATCACCATTTTCGAGCCACCTCGACTCCGCCACTTTTCTATACTTAGCAGAAAGGTTCATATATCTTCCTTTTTTAGAAAGTGTTTCTTCAATCTGATCTACCATCTCATCACCGGTTTTAAATTTAATAGGTGCTTCCTCATATGTACAAAGGTCTTGACATGCAATAGGAAGACCGTAGCAACAAGCTTCAATAAACTTAAGATCACTCTTAGCGCGGTTAAATACATTATCCTGTAGAGGTGCAACAAGCATATTAATATTAAGATTGTAAATTTTTTCAGGATAATCGTATAACGATTGCCATTGATGAAATTCTAGATCGCCGTTAGCAACATAAGGTTGTAAAGGTAGAGGAAAAGCACCTAAAAATACCCATCTATACTTATGACGTGTTTTAATTATAGTATCAACCACATGCTCAAAGTCATCTTTAAAATTAACTCGCCTGTCTACATCAAAATGAGCTCCTGAACCTGCATAAAGAATTCTCGGTCTCTTTTCATTTATATCAAAATTTTCTGAAATCTTTTTCTCATTATAAAATCTTCCCATCCAAAACTTAGGGGGGTAATTAGGAATTACCGTTACATTATTATTACCCGTTTTACTCTTATAGTAATCTTGCATAAACTTACATGTAACGGTAAGTTCATCGCATAAGCTCATAATTTCTTGAGCAGTTTGTCTTATCTTTGGATCTGTAAATGCAGGTTTAAACTTATTATAATCGGGAATGTCCTCCGAAAAACAGATGTCATCAATCTCATAGATTAATCTAAACCCGTACTGTTTACTTACTTCTTTTAAAAACTTAACAAACCTTAGCTGGTTTTCAGTTGCTTGGCGCTGTATTCTTACAGCTTTAATGCCTCTAAAATAGTTTTGATCAAAACACATTACTGTACTGCCATGTACGACCATCTTCTGATTAGCGTTAAGTAAATGTTCTGGCCATATCATTCTCCAAAACCCGCATCCGCTATAATCAGCATAATAGTTTAAAGCTCTACTTAGATCTAGTTCTGGTGGTTTTGGTACATTATTAGCTACCTGATTTGAAGCTTGTATAGAAGGAAAAGGTGCTGCAAAAGGCGAAGAAGCAAACGGTGATACAAAAGGATTAACAACCATAGATTATATTAACTTCCATATACCTTATAATCAACTCTTCTCGTAATACCATTACTCTTTTCCAAGAAAATAACATCACCAGTTGCAGCTTTAATACTTTCTTTTCTATGACTAATAACCATTATTGATTCATTATATTTGTCGACTCTTTCCTTAAGAATATTAATAACAAGCTCTACACCACGCTCGTCTAAACTAGAATCAAATAATTCATCGTATATACTAAAATTAAACGCTACATCTCCTTGTAATCGTCTAATATCCATAAATGTAAATAAGCATGCTAAATCAATATTCTTTCGCTCTGCACCGCTAAAATTAAAATAAGAACATGATTTACCTTTATTGTCTATAATTTCTTCTTCAAAATATTCATTAAATGTGCATAAACAATTAGCATCCATTTTCTTTAGATAGTAAGCCAGCTTACTGTTAAATAGTTGAAGAATCTTTTTAACAATAAATGATTTTACCCCTTCTTCAGATACAACGAATTTAACCACATCTAGTGTATTAAGGTTTTCTTTAATATTATTAATCTCCTCTTTGACTAACGTTAGCCTATCTGTTTGTTCTTTAATTAAAATGTCGTGCGAATCGGAGTCTTTTTCCAGATCTTTTAAATCTTGGTCTAATTCGACCTGCCATTGATTAAGCTGGGCTAGTCTTTGCATTAGGCTATCTTTTTCTTTAAGCCTATGCTTATATGCGTTACTATCTTCTCTTAAATTAAGAAGTTTAGAATTAACAACATCTTGCGCAGTATCAAACTGTTTTTCTTCTTTTTTAAGAGAAGAAATAGAATTTTCATATTCTTCAATCTCTTTTTTAAGTTTCTTCTTTTCACTTACAATATGACTACGGTCAACATCTTCAATAGATCTAAGACAAGTAGGACATACATCTTTATCAGTTCCTACTGCACTAATTTTTTTATTAGTTTGAGTAATAAGTGTGGTTTTTTCTGAAATAGAATGTCGTATATCTTTAAGTTTTTTATCTATCTTTGTTAAATTATTCTCCTGCTCTTCTATTCTAGAATTTAAATCATTAATATCTGGCAATACAAACGCTTTTAACTTTGAATTAATATCTTCTATCTCTTTTGTATTATTTTTCTTACGTAGTTCATATTTTTCTTTTTTGCGTTGTCTTTCTAGGACTAAGTTCTCTTTTTGCTTTTCCTGTGATAAAATAGTTTTTTGTATTTCATCGTGCTTTGTTGTCTCTATATCAAAAGATTTTTTCTTTTCATTTATATCTGTCTTTAATATATTAAGCATATTACCGAAAATGCCTAAGTTAAAAATATCTTCAATAAATTTTCTCTTTTCCTGTTTTTTCTTAGCCATGAAAGGTATAGTGTTATTAATAGTCATAATAACACAGTTTTGAAATATTTCTGGTGTACAATTAAATTTGTTTTTTATAAAATCAGTTGTATTTGTAATGCTGTCTCTCGTTTTATCTTCACCATTAATGTAAAGGTAGCATTTCGAAGGCTCGAGGGTTCTAATGATTTGTATTTCTTCTTTTTTATCTAAAGATTGAATAGCTACATCTAAAATGACTTCACAATTTTTTCTGTTTATATTATTAATAATGTTCTCTTTTTTTAGATCTCTTAAAGTCTCGCCAAAAATAGCAAAATAAACTGCATCGGCAATTGTAGATTTACCTACACCATTACGTCTGTCCTCTTTATCCCTATTAATACCTGTAATAATGTGCAGCCCTCTTTTAAAGTCGACAATTACTGGTTGATTGCCTACAGACAAAAAGTTTTTTATACTAATCTTATTAAATGTAATTGTTTTCATACGCTGCAGGCCTTTTTATATAATTCTAAGCAATAACTAGAGACTTCAACTTTTTTATCTATATCTAAAAGATTAATAAATTCTTCTATAGCTTTGCTCATATCTACACCAGAAAGATCTATTTGCTGATCATCAATAACATTAATTGAATTGTCATAAAGAGAGTAGTCTGCAGATAAGCTAAACGGCTTGTATCCGGACATCTTTTGAATAAGAAGATCAATATTATCGCTAGATATTTTTTTATCAATAAGAAGCTTAATAATATTATTTTCTGTAATCGATTTTATATCTTCCTTTGAATCTACTAAATCAGAAATAGATAATTTTTTATGCTTAGGAGAAATTTTATTTTCAAAAAATTCATACTTTAATGTATTAAAGTCAAACAAATAATATCCTTTAGTTGATCCTATATCACCAAAATCCATTTCAAAAGGATTACCTACATAAACTATAGTTTTATTATCGTATTTTCTCTCATCGCGTAAATGAAAGTGCCCTGTAAGAATTAAATCCGCCTTACTAAGCAAATCTTTAGCAGTCATTCCATGATCACATAATTTATGTGCGTTCATTTTAAAGCTTTCTATTTCTAAATGCCCAAAAATAATATCCGATTTATCTACTTTACTTAAATCTGCACCCCAAGGAAGAAATGTACAAGTTTTACCATATATTGTAAAGGTGGATGTATTGCTTATGACTTGAATATTTTTCCATCCATCTAATATAGAGAGTGAATTAACATCCGATCGGTCCTTGTAATATGCATCATGGTTACCGACTAA